AAAAAACGTGAAAAAAGTTGCATTTGGGGTCTGTAAAAGTTGCAAAAAGTTGCATGAAAATAATCCTCAGAAAAGGCCGGTAAGGTTTTCCAAATCGGGGTTCTTTGACTTTCAAAGAAAAGGGTATTTTGAATACAACCAAATATGTAAAATAGAATAAGATTTACACACACTAGTCATATTATATTATCATGTTTTCACATGTAAATTATATCAATATTTTTACAAGCTCCTTTCAATTGCTATCCGTAATATAAAATAAATTCTACAAACTCCCTACGGTCGTTTTCCGGATTTTTCAATCACAAAATCAACGTATAAAAACAATATCAACTTTGTATTATATACCCTTTTTTATGACCATTTACAAATGTGACATATGTAAATACTCTTGTGGAAATCGTAAATCCAGTTTTGATAAACATATTATATCATTTAAACACTTGAATAAAGTTATAGAACTAGGAATCAACCAAACTAAAATAAATCCATCAGACTCGAATAAATATCAATATAATATCATTGAAAAATCAAGAGAGCGACCGGAGGGAGCTCATATTCGAAATCACCAACATCCTACGTTAGTTACATTTTTTACAGAAACCATTCAACGAATGGAAAGAAATATACAACTACTGAGTATCCAAAATAAACTCATAAAAGAACAAAATATCAAATTATTACAAAATAATGGGTATCCTGTGAAAGATAAAATAGAATATAAAATAAATGAAACAACGGGGGATTTGAGAGAGAGTATAAAATGCAGTTCAACAGCCCATAAATATGAGAACGCTTATGATACTATAAAAATCATTCCCACTCATATAAAAATAATAGAATACTTGAATAGTAAACACAAAGACGCACTCAATATATCTACCTTTTATAATGAAGAAAGAGGTGTTTTATTTACAACACCAGATATGAATATTGAAAGAATACTAACAGTCGATATAATAACATTGGTATATGAGTGGTTTTCTATTAAAATAGAGGGAATTGACAAATACAAAATCCCCTTGCAAGTACACAAGAAAACCACCTATATAAAAATAGATGACGAGTGGAGAGTGGATAATGACAAAAAGGAAGAATCATTTCTAGAAACATTTTTATTACCGTTTTACGAGTTACTCATTAAAACAAACGAAGATATGAATAGAAGTGAATCAGAAAAGACAATAATAGAACGCATGATGACGAAATATATGTGTATGAACAAAGAAACTAAGGACAAGATTTTGAAAAAAATACTCAAACATCCAAAGATATTATGTGATATAAAACTATAAATTGAAAAATCCAGAGGAGTGTCCGAAGGCCACGACGTAGGATTTTTTTTATATTCCGGAGAACGACCGAATCCTACTTTTGGGTAGGCGTATCCTACCCAAAAGTAAGAAGCAAAAGGGGTTTCACTGGGGGAGTTCGTAGGAATATTGAAAAATCAGGAAAACGACCTAAGGGAGCTCGTATGAATATGAAATAATAGTATAGAAAAATACGTTATTAACTTTATAAAATGAATGGGCAAATGTTCCAAATGACTCATTTTAAACAGAATGCCTATTCATCTATTTCAACTAATATATATTATTGGTATTATGTGACAATGAGAACTGCATTTGTACTATTTGTTTATTTTATGAGAGCAACCGGTTTGTGGTTGAAACCAACAAAAGTTAATTCAGACATAGACATATATGAAAACAAGGTGAAGCCTATATTTTTGAAATTTGTAGATTTTAATAACGAAGAAGAGTATAAAGAAAGAAATCAAAACATCGACCCTGTTTTCTACAACTATAAAGAGTTGGCTGAAATCATGAAAACCGAAAATGACATTGAAAAACAATGGAGAAGTCGTGTTCTGATAGAATTCACTCCTCGTGATAATATAATTATGTTTTACGATGCATATAAGGGTGGATTTGCATACTATTGTGACCATTCCGTAGTCCCATTGCGTATACTGAATACAGTGGCGATGAAATATGTTATGCGGTATCACTGTTTAGATTTCTTTGTAGACGAGACTGCCTTACCGGGGAATATTTCACCAATAATATCTTTATTGAACGAGGAAAACAATGAAGAGAATCAAAAAATAAAGAAGATATTCAACGACCTTTCTAAGAATACGAATATAGAAATGGAAAAATTACCCTTTGTGAAATCGAAAAATAGTAAAATGAGTATTATAAGTGGGGTGTTAGAACGCAAAAATACTAAGAACAACGAGGATATACCGGATGTTAAAGAAAAGAGGATAAATAAATTTATTTATTTGGGAAAGTTTAATAATTACTCAATTATACAGAAAAAAATGAAAATGCCCATTTCTGCGATTATTGATAATACTGAGGGGGATTATGTGTTTAAAAATGTCAATTATGAAGAATATAAAAAACGAGCAAATAAATAGAAGTATTTTACTTGATATTTCTACGAGCTCCTCCATTGGGGGGGCGAAGCCCCCAGTGACACCCCATTGAGTTGAAAAATCCGGATAACGACTGTAAGGAGTTCGTAGGAATATAAGCTCGTATGGGTAGTTTGATTCGGTTTCAAATAATTTTATATAAAATATTTGAAACAGTGGTACAAGGGTAGTATCACAAATAAGTAAAAGGGGGAGGATAAAAACTAAAAGTCATGAGAGCGCGACTTATCCTACTTTCGGGTAGAATATGCCTACCCAAAAGTGAGAAGCAACATGGGGTTTCGCTGGGGGGGGGTACTGTTGGGGGCTTTGCCCCCAATGAAGGAGCTCGTATGAATATTGGTGATGGTTATGGTGGTGATGTAATGGAAGTTACATAGGTCAAGTACCCATTCGATTTTTTTAAACTGAAGGAAGTGGCTAGATGAGACTTTGCAATTAAATAGGCTTTATATTCTTTGGGGGATAGAGAATGTATATATGCATCCTCAGTGAGTGTATTTTCTTTCATAAGTATAGTTGACATATTCGATTTATTGGCGACATCTGGGATACTTGATACTGGGTCATTATTAGTAGTAGTTGTATTAAACTCATGTTTTTGTGAATTATTTATGAGTATTTTCTTTTTTTTCAAAGAAGGATTAGTGGACTTAGTAATCATGTTTGTAAATATAGACAATATGTATTTTATCTATTTATCAGTTTCAATTTTTTAACTAAAAAATCATTAGAGCGACTCATCTTACTCTTGGGTCGGTGTTACCTACCCAAAAGTAAGAAGCAAAAGGGGTTTCACTGGGTGGGCTTTGCCCCCAATATTACTACGAGCTCCCTTCGGTTGCTCTCCGCAATATTCCTACGAACTCCCTGCGGTCGTTCTCCGGAATATAAAAGAAACCCTACGTCGTGGCCTTCGGCCACTCCTCCGGATTTTTCAATATAAAAGAAATCCTACAAACTCTCTACGGCCGTTTCCTGATTTTTCAATGGGGGGGGTCAATATTCCTACGAACTCCCTGCGGTCGTTCTCCGGAATATAAAAGAAATCCTACGAGCTCCTTTCAGTCGCTCTCCGGATTTTTCAATAGGGGCTTCGCCCCAATGGGTGGACTCGTAGGATTTCTTTTATATTCATGAGGAGTGGTCGAAGACCACGACGTAGGAATGTTTATCCATTCATATTCACAGTCGTTATTTCAAAGGTAATTGAGAAATCACTTTTGTTTGTATCAATAACATCCCCGTAACGATTTAGTATGCGTATTTTGAGCTTTTCGATATTAACTGGCCCGAAATAATCTCGTTTTTTGAATGTAAGGTCAGCACCATTATCGGTCAAATTAACACCTGCGTTACCCCCGATAATACAACGTGCGATAATATTCTTTCCAAGATAGTTTCCATACGAATCATTGGTGGCAATAATATTGTCTGTGGGGAAGTTATTTTGAAAATCGTCTACTTCAATAAAAAAATAGCTGTTTAAATTATTCCCAAATATAGATTCGCTTCTTAAGTAACAGGTATAATTTATCTTTGACGTTAGTAAAGCGGTGTAAGAAGTAACTGTGTTTGCAGGGGTAACTGTATAAAACGTATCGCGAAATCCAAGTATCCAACCCAAATTCTTATAAGTGGGTCTCATATACATGTCATTTTTGAGTGAGAAATCGATTGTAAAATAAAAATCAGGCGAATACTGGGTCGTTTGTGAGTCGACATTATAAAAAGGAAAAGAATTTGTTAGCCCAATGACACTTTCACTATAGAAATTTCTAGCACGAAATACGGTGGAGTTTGTTACAGTGTCCACTTCACACCAAAGAAAATCCAATCCTATATCCCCGCGTGAGGTGAATATGTTATTGACAGTTTGAATAAATGTATTTTGTGTGTAATTTCCATCGGGAATAATTATTTCAAAGTCCACTACATCTGGTATAGGTTCACCGTTAATTTGCATATTATAAAGAGAAACATACATTACATTATTTTTGTCATTCGCAGTGAATGTGTTCCATAAAAGCGGGAATTCAAAAGAAGACATCTTCAAAGACACAACATTGTTTATGATTTTTGGTAAAAAATAAGTGAAATCGGTGCTTTTTGTAGAAAAATAGTTTTTACGAAAAAGAGTGTCTATACACAAGTTGGTAGTTTTTAGTCGCGTTTCAATCGGGTTTATAGTGCCGTTATAGTATTGGTTTCCATTAGTTGCGTGAATCGGTTTTATATAAGTAGGAACAACTAATTCCTCATTACGACTGAGTGAAAGAGACGGGAGAGGATAATCAGGAGTGGGGTCCAGTCGAAAATTGTTTGGTATGGAAGTGGGGACTAGGGCGTTCGTGGGACATTTGGCGAGAATAATAATACGCTTAGCTTTTTCTAAAAATGTTACCAGCTCTGACTTGAACTTTTTATTGGTTTGTACATTCTTCATGAGTTCTTCGCGGATAACATATTCTTTATATTGAACGTCGTCTGCGGTATAAGGTGCAACTGAATAATTGAGTTTGAAAAAACGTTCCAAATCGGATACAGTATATTTATTTATATCTAAATCTAATAATTCACAACTCATTTTTTCCTGTGAATAAGACATTATATGTAAATAGGATGTATAGTATTTTCAAAGAAATGGATAATGGGTAAATAACATATAATATCCCTACGAGATTGAAAAACCAGGAAAACGACCGTATCCTACTTTTCGGGTAGGCTACGCCTACCCAAAAGTAAGAAGCAAAAGGGGGGTTTCACTGGGGGCTTCGCCCCCAATGAGGGATTTTGTAGGATTTCTTTTATATTTCGGAGAGCGACCGAATCCTACTTTTGGGTAGGCATAGCCTAGACAAAAGTAAGAAGCAAAAGGGGTTTTACTGGGGGCTTCGCCCCCAATGGGGGAGCTAGTAGGAATATTTACTAAGACGAATTTGAAGATAAAGAAGAGTCATAAAATTTAATTACTTGAATGAAAACAGAAAAAGAAGATAAAATAATTAGAAAAAATTATGAAAAAAGAGAGGAAACTAAATCAAGTGATATAACAATAAATAACCCAAAGATAGTGGAGTTTTTCAAAGATAATACCCAGGATGAAATCGAGGATATTATAGTTTCATTCATAGATTTTTCAAATAAATGTAGCAAAATAAATGATAAGAATAATCATTTAAATTCCAGAGAGCGACCGGAAGGAGCTGATACTAATATAGTCGTAAATCATAATGAAGCAAATAATTTAAATGAAAAAGAAGGTGTAGAAGAGAAAACAGTATCCGAATACTTGAAAATAGGTATGACGGAAGACGAGAAAACAGAGGTTATTAAGATAAATAAGTATATATTGCATGAAATAAATAAAGAATATCAGGAGTTTATTCGAAATAAAGACGCATTAATCGGATTATTGAAAGAAAATGGGAAACATTCGTTCAGTCTATTGTATGATATAAAAATGCCTTACTTGGAGAAGTATATGTGTGAAACATGTGATACAGAACTGTCAACAAAGTTGCAACTAGTGAACCAGTTTAAATGTGAAATATGTAATTATTACATATGTAATACAAAGAAGGCACTTTCTGCACATCAACGAGGATGTAAAAGAAATATGGTAAATATGTAAATATTTCTACGAACTCCTCCATTGGGGGCGAAGCCCCCAGTGAAACCCCTTTTGCTTCTTACTTTTGGGTAGGCCTAGCTTACCCAAAAGTAGGATTCAGTCGTTCTCCTGAATATAAAAGAAATCCTACGAACTCCCTACGGTCGTTCTCCTGATTTTTTAATATTTCTACGTGCTCCTCTATTGAAAAATACCACGTCGTGGCATTCGGCCACTCCTCCGGATTTTTCAATATAGTATGTATATACTATATAATGTCACAAAGTGATTATATAAAACATTTGAAGTTATCGAGGATTTTAAACAAACAAACCGATTTGAATTCTGTTTTAGATAGTGCAGAATATACACTCTATAAAGAATATGCGATTACAAATACTGTGATAAATACATCTGAATTATATGAGAAATATTCTTTACCAGGAATAACAAATGTATTTAATATGCCTCTTAGAGATGTAAGTAACTGTCCAATATTTTTTGAATGTATTGACACAAATAATAGAGAATATCGAAAACCATTATCGAGCGTATATTTCACACCAAGACCAGTAATAACCTATAATAAACAAGTGGAAAATAATAAGTGTTCGGCATGTTGTTATGATGTTTCTATAAATGGTTTGTACAAAACAAAATGCAACTTTTTTAACAGAGATTCTATGAAATACGCAAATCAGCGATTGAGAAAGTTGTTGTGTAATTGTGACAAATTATAACATCCCTATGTGGCGATGTTTGATTGCCCATCCTAATTTTTTAATATTCCTACGAGCTCATTTGAGTCGTTTTCCGGATTTTTCAATATTACTACGAGCTCCCTTCGGTCGCTCTCCGGAATATAAAAGAAATCCTACGTCGTGGCCTTCGGCCACTCCTCCGGATTTTTCAATATTGAAAAATCCGGAAAACGACCGTAGGGAGTTTGTAGGATTTCTTTTATATTCCGGAGAGCGACTGAAAGGAGTTCGTAGGAATATTAAGTCATTAACCCTTTAATGTTTCTGTCATTTTGTAAAATTCATCTTTTACCAATAAATAGTAAAATATGAAACCATCGTAGATAATGTATGTATAAAATAATTGTAAATACAAAATATTGTTTACATCCTTGGATGTATAACCGTTAAAGGGTTAAATTATTGAAAAATCCGGAGGAGTGGCCGAAGGCCACGACGTAGGATTTCTTTAATATTCCTACGAACTCCTCCATTGAGGGGCGAAGCCCCCCCAGTGAACCCCCTTTTGCTTCTTACTTTTGGGTAGGCTGCGCCTACTCAAAAGTAGGATTCAGTCGTTCGTAGGAATATTAAAATCATCAAAAGTTCAAATGACACTCAAATATTTATAAGTTGTTTACGTACGTTAGTATGAAATAATTTATATAGTATATCGTATTATTGAAAAATCCGGAGGAGTGGCCGAAGGCCACGACGTAGGATTTCTTTTATATTGCGGAGAGCGACCGAAGGGAGCTCGTAGTAATATTGAAAAATCTGGAAATCGACTGTAAGAAGTTCGTATGAATATTGATAAAATACTTATCCAAAAAAATAAAAGGATATGATATAAATGTATTATGCGCGTTATTCGAGTACCCCAGCAAAAACCGCAGCGACCAGTGTTTATAGTTCACCTTCAGCCGGGTCAACTGGTGTAACTGGACCTACAGGTCCAACTGGATTTACTGGGACAACAGGCCCTGCTGGTTTTTCTGGAAAAACAGGACCAACTGGTGAAACTGGTCCAACTGGTGAAACTGGATTTACAGGACCAACAGGGTTTACAGGACCGACCGGATTCACAGGACCAACTGGTGAAACAGGACCAACCGGATTCACAGGACCAACTGGTGAAACAGGACCAACCGGATTCACAGGCCCAACAGGGTTTACAGGTCCAACCGGATTTACAGGACCAACTGGTGAAACAGGATTCACAGGACCGACCGGATTCACAGGACCGACCGGATTCACAGGACCAACTGGTGAAACAGGATTCACAGGA